TACGATGTTTGAAACTATCGACCTTACACAAGTTTTGAGCGCAGTTATTACCATTATTGCCTTGATTATTACCCGCTATGCTGTCCCCTACATTAAAACCAAGATCGGCACTGACAAAGCAAACGACTTGGCATATTGGGCCGGTGTTGCTGTTACTGCCGTTGAGGAAGCGGCACGTGCCGGCAGGATCGCCAAGAGCGAGAAGTTTGCTGAGGCTGTGAAGTTCCTGGAAGGCAAGGGCTTTACTGCTGATGAGGTTGAGCTGGGCATGGTTATTGATTCGGCTGTATGGCAGTTGATCAATCAGTTTAAGGCGGAAAGCGAGCAGTAAGGAGGCGGCAATTATGACTTTTAAGATTGCGCTGGGTGCAGGGCATGGCCTGGAAACCGCCGGAAAACGATGCTTAAAATCCCTTGATCCTAACGAAACCCGCGAATGGTGGCTGAACGACCGCATTTGTGATTACATTGAATTTTACCTGAAGCAGTATGACGGTTATGAGCTGCTGCGGCTGGATGATAGCGACGACGGGAAAACCGACGTCGCATTATCCGACCGTGTGAAGAAGGTAAACAAGTTTATGCCTAACATCTACATCAGTGTTCACCATAACGCAGGCGTAAACGGCGGCACCGGCGGCGGCATTGAGGCTTATGTTTATCGTATTGCACCGGAAGCGGCTGTTGAATGGCAGCGACAGCTTTATGCAAGCCTGATCAAACATACCGGTTTGAAAGGCAACAGAGCAAAGCCCCTTGCTACTGCTAATTTCCAGGTGTTGCGTGAAAGCAAGTGGCCGGCTGTCCTCCTGGAGCTTGGATTTATGGACAGTGTGGTGGATGTGCCGATAATCCTCTCTAAAGAGTATGCGCAGAAGTGCGCACGCGCTATTGTGGAGGTGCTGGTGAAGCGCGGCGGCCTCTCCCCTATTGCTGATATGGGTGAGCTGAAAAACGCTTGCCAGAGGCTGCATACGGCCGGGATTATCGACAGCCCCGATTATTGGGCAAAGGGCAAGGGATATTCTGACGCGAATGTGGTGCAGCTAATCCTGAAGATGGCTGACCATTTAAAGGAGGGATAATATGACCCCTAATAAGATTATTGAACAGATTGACAACATGGCACCGAACACCTTCCGTGAGGAAGATAAGCTGCAGTGGATCAGCGAGCTGGACGGCATGGTGCAGCGCACAGTGTGGCAGCTCCCCCATGAAGAAACTATCTCCTACGCATACCCGCAGGACATGGACAGGGAATTGTTGATCCCCTCTCCTTTTGACAATGTGTATGCACTGTACGTCAAGGCCATGATCGACTACCACAACGGCGAGTTTGAGAAGTACAATGCTTCCGCACAGATGTTCCATACCCGGTTTGAGGATTATAAAAAAGCCTACATCCGGGAGAACATGCCGAAATCTGCCGGTTATGTACGTTTGTAGAGGTGATGCGAAATGCTTTTACCATATCTGCAGCCGATAAAATCGGCAACAAAGAAATATGTGGTGGCTTTTAAGGGATTGAACTTTGGCGAGGGCTGGCAGGACGGCGATCTGCTGGATTGTACTAACCTTTCCTCAGAGAAATATCCTTGCATCAGCCAGCGAGCAGCGCGGGAACAAGTTGCAACTTATATCTCCCCTACTACTCTACATACCAAAGGTGGGCTTTTGGTTATCGACGGTACGCGCGTGTTGTATGAGAACGAGTATGTGGGTGATGTTACCCCAGGCAGAAAACAGACGGAAACCATCGGTAACTATATTGTTATCTTCCCGGACAAGAAGTATTACAACGTGGCTACCAAAGTTTTCGGCAACATGGAAGAAACTTACACGGCTACCGGCCTGGTGTTCACTGATTCTTCCATCACTACTACCGGTGAGGACTTCCCTTTCCGCGATGGTGATGGTGTTACTATCACCGGCTGTGCTACTGCTGAGAACAACAAAACCCCGATTATCCGTGGTGTTAGCGGCAAGGAGCTGATCTTCTCTGCCAATACTTTTACGGCGACCACCGAGGAAGCAAGCGTTACCATCAAACGTGCTATTCCTGACCTGGAATTTATCTGCGAAAGTAACTACCGCCTCTGGGGAACTAAAGGCAACACCATTTACAGCAGTGCGTATTCTGATCCACTTAACTTCAACGTGTTTGACGGTGTGGCAGCAGACAGCTACGCGATCGACGTTGGTACGGACGGTGCTTTTACCGGCTGCATCCCCTACTCGTCCCATATCTGCTTCTTCAAAGAGAACAGTTTGCACAAGCTGTATGGCGTGCGACCGAGTAACTTCCAGCTTGTATCGGCTAATGTGTATGGTGTGCAGGCTGGTTGTGAACGCTCTTTGAAGATCGTGAACGAGCAGCTTTTGTACAAGGGTGTTGAGGGTGTGTACTCTTACACCGGTGGCGTGCCGGAGCTGATCAGTGCGAGATTTGGCACAAAGAGATACCATGATGCTGCGGCGACCTGCGACGGCGAGAGATACTACATTTCTATGCGGCATGGCGAGAAGTGGTGCTTGTTTGTATATGACGTGCTGCGGAACATGTGGCTTTGTGAGGACGACACACACGCTATTGACTTGACTTTCCATGACGGCCATGTTTACCTACTGGACGAGGAAGGTGCGCTTTATAAGATCGACCGAACTGCTGACCGCAGCGACGTTGAATGGAGTGCTACTTTCTGCCCCTTCAATGAAACCATGAACGAGCGCAAGGGATATTCTAAATTCCACCTGCGTGCGGACCTGGCGGAAGGTGCGTGGCTGGCGGTTGATATTATGACTGACCAGGATACACAGTGGCGCGAGGTTTACGTTGGGCATAATGAGCGAGCAAAGACGATCAGCGTGCCTATCGTGCCGAATCGCTGCGACAGTGTTACTATCCGCCTGCGTGGTAAGGGTGAATGTGTGGTTAAAACATTTGTCCGCGAGTTTACGACGGGAAGTGATGTATAATGCCTATCTTCACTAAGCAGATACAGAAAGTTGAATATTCCAACCCCACAGAAGCGATCAAGACGATGGCAAACCATATTAAGTATATCCAGGAACAGCTTGAGTATACTTTGATGAACTTGGACAGCCGTAATATTTCCGAGATCAACGCGGACGTTACGAACATTACGGACAATACCGGTAGTGTTTCGATTGGCTCCCATATCCTGCTGAAAGGCAGCAAGGGTGAATCGTTTGCCGTTGGTAAGGGTGAAAGCGGAGCTTTTGAGTTTTCCGTTAAGGGTAAGGACGGCGTGCAGGTTATGTATTTGGACAGTACAGGTGATTTGATCATTACTAAACGCACAAATATCTCCGTTGATTGTGGGGAATGGTAAGGAGGAATAAAATGGCAAAAACTCAAGAACAGATCCAGGCGGAAATGGCGGCCAACAGTGCCGCATGGCATAGTGCAAGCGCAACCGAAAGAAAAGCACTTGAGGCCGCAAACCAGGCTTTGGGCGCACAGATCGGCAGCTCCTTTAATAGCAGCACCGGTACCTGGACACACAACAGCGGCGGCAGTGGTAGTTCCAGTGGCAGCACCGGCAGCACTGGTAATAAAACAAGCTCCGGCGGCAGCATGAGCAACGGTGCATATTCGCCGTACACCTTTAACGGCTCTGCGACTACTGTTGGTACCAACACCTACGACCAGGAAGCTATCAAGGCTGAAATGAACGCCAACTCTAAATTATGGCACACTGCGGACGATGCAACCAAGCGACAGCTTGAGGCGCGTAACCAGGAGCTGGGCGCTTTGCTTGGCGGTACCGTGGCTTTTGATCCTGTTACCGGTTATTGGAATGGTGATGCTGAGCTGATCAAGCAGATCGAGCAGACCCAACCTACTTTTGATTGGAACGAGGAAAAGCCGACCTTTGACAGCCAGTATGAAGCGCAGATTCAGGATATGCTGAATCAGATCCTTAATCGCGATAAGTTTTCCTACGACGTTACTACTGACCCGTTGTATCAGCAGTATGCGGATATGTATAACCGTGAGGGCGACCGCGCTATGCGTGATACTTTGGCTACTGCTGCGGCCGGTGCAGGTGGTATGAACTCTTATGCTATCACTGCGGCACAGCAGGCTAATGACTATTACGCTTCTCAGCTTGGCGACAAAATCCCGGAGCTTTATCAGTTGGCTTATGATATGTACCTGACCGACATTGACAACCAGGTGCGTGATCTGGGCTTGCTCCAGGGTATGGACGATACTCAGTACAACCGTTACCGCGACACTATGGGCGATTGGCGAAACGACCGCGACTTTGCCTACGGCGCATACCGCGACGACATGGGCGATTTCCAGTGGAACAAGACTTTTGACTACAACGCCGGCCGTGATAACGTGATGGATCTGCGATATGAAAACGAATGGAATTATGGTTTGAGCCGTGATGAAGCTTCCGACAGTCTGAACGATAATGCAAATGCTTATAACAAGGCTATGGAGTTTTTAACCCAGGGTGTTATGCCGGATGCTACTACTCTTGCGGCGGCTGGTATTTCTGCGGCTGAGGCGAGTGCTTATATCGCGGCTATGAAAGAAGCCAATGCAAGCAAAGGATCTTCCAGCAAAGGTAATGGATATGACGGCGACAAGAAAGAAGAAAAAGACGATCTTGGCTATACCGGCGACGAGGATACTCCGGGTGTGGAACCTGAGCCGGAATATGATATTGACTTTGCTTCTATAATCGCTCTTGGACGCGGCGGCAACCTTACTGCCGAGGACCTTGCTGAGCTGGAAGCGGCAGGAGAAATCGAAAGATATATCGAGGGCGGCTTGATTAAGTTCCGCAACGTGGGCGACAAACGCCCCGTATGGTACAACCCCTATCCCGATGATCTGAAAAAACTTTTCTAAATGAGGTGAATGCGAATGGTGAGTGAATTTACCAAACGTTACCAAGAACGCCGCAAAGAGCTTATGGAAGCTGCCAACAATAACAGCAGCACAAAAAAAAGCGAAACATCTAATAGCCAAAAAAGCAGCAAGGGTGTAAGCGAGTTTACTCAGGCATACCTCAAACGCAGGGCTGAGCTTGAGGCGGAAGGTAAAACCTCTAAGAATGCTGGGCGCGACAAGTCCAAAGAATCGCCTTCCGGCTTGTTCCTTGATAATATGCGCAACACCAAACCGCAGAGCGCAACGCTCACTGCAACAGAAATGGTACGCCGTGCTGCAGCAGAACGCGAAGCACAGATGGCACAGGGTCCTATGGGTGGTTACGATACCGTAACCCCCTATAAGCCCGACCGAATCCAAAGCAGCACGACCAGCGAAGGCCGTTCTACCGGTGGTTTTGTGGGTGATCCTGGAGAAAAAAAGAATGCCTCTGTCGGGACGATTGTGGGCAACACTATTGGTGCTGGTCTGATAACTTTTCCGAGAGGAATTGCAAGTACGTTAGACCTCTTGCCTACCGAAAAATTGTTTGGTGAAGAAAACGATCCGTTTTCCTGGCTGAACGAGTATTATACAAAGGAACAGGAGGCTTGGGATCGGCAATTAGCTGATTCTATCTCTGATCGCGGCAAAGGTTGGGAAATAGGCACAACTATTGGTAAAGGATTGCTTTCGGCCCTTCCTGATTTAGCATTGGCCTATGCTACCGGCGGCGGGTCGGTGGCGGCAAAAGGCCTCGCTTCTGGTGCTGCAAAGGTTGCAAAGGGCACTACAGCAGCGTCCCGCCTTGCTTCTGCTGCAGGAACTGGCATTAAAGAAATGGCTAAAAACCCGCTTTATTGGACTTCTATGGCACAGACTCTTGGCCTGGACTATGAGGAAGCCAAAGCAAACGGCGCAACTGATGAAGAAGCTCTTGCAACTGCATTTTTAACTTCCGCGTTTAATTCTGGCGTAGAAATTAGCGGCGGTTTTGAAACCTTGCCAAAAGCGTTTAAAAAAGGGAATAGTAAGGCTATTCTTCAGTGGTTGAAAACTTCTGTAGAAGAAGGCCGGGAAGAAGTTGTGCAGAGCATTATTAGTGAGCTTGCAGAGAAGGCTATCTACGACCGCGACAAAGAATACTTCTCTTTGACTAACGAAGATGCTGTTATCGACCCCAGCCTGGCAACAGACTTTGGCATGGGCTTTGCGGTTGGCGGCATCCTGGGCGGTGCGTCAATCGGCGGAATTTCTGCCTACAATGCAGGTGTGAATGCGTACAACAGACGTTTTACCAATCAGCAGCCCCCTTCTACTCTTGGGCAGGCTGCGGCAGAACTGGCAGCAGAGCGAAATGCTGTTACCCAGCAGCAGACCGCGCCGCAAACTGTTACTAATCCTGTTACAGTACAGACCGCCGCAGAGGTGCCTAAAACCGCCCAGGAGCGACGCAACGTGCAGAATAACCAAATGGTCAATGCGAGCAATAGCGTTGCGCCTACCCCTGCTCCTGCGACTGTGGCAAGCGTTGCAAAAGCATTTAACTATGGCGAGCGCGGAACTGAGGCTTTTCAGCGCATTGTGGAGAACGGTGTGGATGATGTTGAGCAGGTACGCGCTACCTTCCAGCGTGCGTATGAGGATGGTTTTTCCGAAGTACCGCGTGAGCATGCACGACTGACTAACAGTATCCAGCAGATGGCATACGATGCCGGTAGGCAGGATGCTGTTATGAGCTTGAAAAAGTACACTGAAGCTCCTGTAACCATTTATGGCAAGGAAAGCGGCTTTGTGCAGAACGAGGTATCCAGCAAAAACCTGAGTGCAGACAAGGTTGCATTGTACGATCAGCTTGGCAAGGCTCTTGGCACTAAGATCGTGATGAAAGAACAGGTTTATGGCGGTTTGGCTAACGGCTCTTACAAAGATGGTGTTGTTACCATCGCGGCAGATGCCTCCAACTCCTACCTCACTGTTCTTAAGCATGAGATCACGCACCGTATGCAGAAGCTGGCGCCGGAGAAATACACTGCTTTCCGTAACCATGCTGTGCAGGTTATGTCCTCCAAACGTGCTAACACTACTTTGGTTGAGGCATACCAGGACAGAGCTGCAAGAAGCGGCGTATCCCTCAGCACTGAGGAAGCTATGGACGAGATCGCAGCAGACTTCACTGAGTTGATCCTGACCGATGAGAACGCACTGCGCGACTTTGTGAATGAATCCAACAAGAGCGAAAGCTCCCGTTCTATGGCTGAGAAATTCTTTGAGGCTGTGCGTGAGTTTGTCCAGAAGATCAAGCGTGCTTTCAAAGGCGACAAAGCCAAGATGGATGCTGCAGCGCAGAAGGAATTTGGTGCTACTGTTGAGCAGTTGGAACGTGCTGAGCAGCTTTGGAAGGAAGCATACAAGGCGGCGGCTGAAACCGTTAAGGCTAAAGCGGAAACAAAAAAAGCCCCTCAGACGAAGGGCGAAAGTGTTTCTGATGTTAAGTATGATCTGAAAGGCAATAGCTTCCAGGAGGATAAGTATTTTGCCCGCAAAATGGATCAGTGGAACGAGCTGCCAGATGGCGCGCGCGTAAAGGTTGGTACAGTTCAGGAAGGCAGTGCGCTGGAACGTGTGGGCTTGCCTACAAGCGATATGTATTTTGATGTTGGTAAAATCCGCAAATCCATGAATGACCACGACGACCACCTCTCCCCTACTGTTTTAAAGGGTATTCCCGATATGCTCAACGATCCTATCGTTATCGTTGAATACAAAGGACCTAAAGGTAACATTAAGAACACTGTAAACGTTTATGGCAACTTGTTTGTGGGGAATACTCCGGTCGTCGTTGGTATTGTAATGAGGCTGGATAGCAACGGACGAAACATTATCAATAATATCCGCACAGTACACGCCAGAAGCAACTTTGCAAAACAAATTACAGACGAGTCTGTTTTGTACCTCAACGAGGACAAAAAAAAGACCCGAAAATGGTTCCACGACTGCGGCAACTTAAATGTGCCGTTAGCCGGAACACAATTCGGGCTTATCCGTAGTATAGCATTTGAGGAAGAAAATGTCAAGTTTTCTCTGAAGGACAAAGACTACTTGTCAGCCGTTGAACGCAACGACATGGCAACTGTACAGAAGATGGTTGACGAGGCTGCAGAGGGCGCAATGCCTGATAGCAAAATCCGCGACAAGTCCGGTAAGCTCATGCCTGTATATCACGGCACATACAACTCTTTCACTGTGTTTGATACCAGCATTGCAGGCGGCAAGAATGGTACGGCGGAAGGCTTTGGCATCTACACTACTGACAATCCGGAAGTTACTGAGGCATACGGTAATCGTCAGCTCAAGATGTATGCCAATATTACCAAGCCTGCAACTTCAACAAAGAAAACCATCAATGCTACTGTGCTGGCTAAGCTCATCAAGGAAACCTGCAAAAAACAGGCCAACGACATGGTTGCTGATGGCGAGTATGATAATGTGAAAGATGCGCTGTTTGATACCTGGATTTCCAATTATACCTACACTTATGGAAGCGGAATTGAACAGGCATATCGTGATGTTGCCAATACCATCTTGAAGGTTAGTAGTAATGATATAGATATCGTCCAAGAGGTTATGACAGGTATGGGCATTCGCGATTATGTCGATGCTATGAGCTTCTATAACGATATTCTTACTCCGATTACTGGCGTTGATGGTTTCTGGACAGAGTGGGAAGATGCTAATACCGGCAAGAAATCCAATATCATTCTGGCGTTTGATTCCAGCCAGTTAAAATCCGCCGATCCTGTAACCCGCGATGATAACGGCGATGTTATTCCGCTTTCTGAGCGCTTCAATAAGGATGATCAGGATATCCGCTTCAGCTTGAAGGATGGCGTTGCAAATGGAGAAAATTTCCGTGATAATAAGGAGTATAACCTGATAGACAGCGAGGGAAATACATTGACCAAAGCTCAGCAGGAATACTTCAAAGATTCCAAAGTGCGGGATGCTGAAGGCAACCTGCTCACTATGTATCACGGCACCACAAATGGTGGTTTTACTATTTTCGATCCTTCGCAATCCGACGATGGTACTTCCCTGTTCTTTACTTCCAGCCTTGCCAATGCAACGTCCTACAGTGGCGTAGAAGGTTTGGAGGCAGAAGGAAACGCGCAGAATTATGCTGTGTATCTTAACCTCACTAATCCGCTTATCATCGATGCAGACGGCAGCCAGTGGGACGAGATCCGCTTTAATACTCCGGAACGGGTGCAGGCACGAAAAGACATTGATGCCAAGTGGAAACAGATGCAGAGCATGGAACACGGATCTGCGGAACGTAATGCGCTTTTTGACGAGCTGAACGATCTTGAGGACGAATACGAAAGCAGCGACGAATGGGGTGGCTATGCACGCGATACCCGCGAGATAGCTCAGTGGGCAAATGAGCGCGGCTATGACGGTGTTATCTTCCATAACCTGCACGACTACGGCGGCGAGGCTGACGTTGAGATTGAACCTGCTACTGTTGCTATCGCATTCAGTGCGGAACAGATCAAGTCTGCCGATAACAAGAAGCCGACCGACGATCCGGATATTCGCTTCTCCCTCAAGGAGCAGAGCGACCTGCTTAAAGAAAACGCCAAGCTGAAGGAAGTAAATCAGGGGCTGCGGGAACAGTTCAAGGTAACTAAGTTTGCGAAAGTGGACAAAAAGAGCCTTGATAAATTCACCAAGAAGCTGCTGAAAGACTACCAGAGCGACGTAGACGTTGAGGAAGCCCGCGAAGCACTGAACGATCTGTATACCTACATCGCCAATGGTGAGGACGGCCATGCAGCCGTGTGGGAAGAAGCCTACAATCGTGCTTATAATACTGCCGAGAAGATCCTTGAAAATGCCAGTGATCTTGACGACCATCTGTACCAGGCGTACAAGGAGCTGCGCGACGATATGCGCCGGATCGGTGTTAAGCTCGACAAAGCGTATGAGCGCAGTTTTATGGGCTATGCTGATCTCAACGAGTTCCGCAAAGCAAACTTTGGCAAAATCAAGATCACCAATGATGGCATCCCGGTTGACGTTATGTATGCTGATCTGGCGTATCGTTATCCTGAGTTCTTCGACGAGGAAAGATACACTACCCAGCCTGACAAACTGGAACACATTGCTGAAGTTCTGGACAGCCTGCAGCCTGTTGAGG